ACAGCATCAAAAGTCAGCGCATGATGATTGAAAGCTTTGTGCGTGGGCTTTCTGATGTGGAACTGGTAAAAGAGGTCTGTGATGACGGTTATACAGGAACCGATTATGAAAGACCTGCTTTTAAAGAGATGATTGCCATGGTGGAAAGGGGAGAGATTGACTGCATTATCGTAAAAGATTTGTCCCGACTGGGAAGGGAATCCATTGGTGCAGGCAATTACATCCAGAATTATTTTCCCAAGAAGAATGTCAGGTTTATTGCCATCAATGACCACTATGACAGTCTTACTGCAAACAGCAGTGACACATATATGATTGTACCCGTGAAAAACTTTGTCAATGAAAGTTATTGCAGGGATATTTCCATAAAATCCCGCAGTAACCAGCAGGCGAAGCGGATGAACGGGGAATATATCGGTGCCTTTGTCTGCTACGGGTATCGTAAGGACGAGCAGGACAAGAATAAGATTGTGCCGGACGAGGAAGCTGCAAGGGTGGTACAGGATATTTTTGCATGGAAGCTGATGGGGCTTAGTGCCAATTCCATTGCACAAAAACTCAATGAAAGGGGAACTCTTTCCCCTGCAGAGTATAAGAAAGCAAGTGGTGCAAAGTACAAAACCAGCTTTCAGCGTAATCCGGAGGCGAAGTGGACACCGAAAGCAGTTTTACGTATTCTCTCCAACGAGATTTATATCGGGGTGCTGGAGCAGGGGAAGCGTGAAAAGGTAAGTTATAAGGTAAAAAAGACCATTGAAAAGCCAAAATCTGCATGGGTCAGGGTGGAGCATAATCATACACCGATTGTAACTGAAGCAGATTTTAAGGCGGTGCAGGAACTGTTAAAAAGGGATACCAGAGCAGAAAAAGCTATGACGGAGCCGAAGCTCTATGCCGGACTTATCTTCTGTGGGGACTGTGGCAGGGGGATGGTCAGCCGTAAGGTGACTTATAAGGATACCGTGAATGAGTATTATATCTGCTCCGGCTATAACAGGGGCAAGGAATGTACCCGTCACAGTATTAAGGTGGATGTATTAAATGAAATTGTGATTGGAGAGGTGAAAAAGTATGTGAAACAGCTTACGGATACAAAGAAGCTGTTGGCTATTTTAGACGAGAAGCAGATTCATTTTGAGGAAGCCTTAAACCGTGATAAGGAGATTGCAAAACTTCGGGAAAAGGAGCAGGAGTACAGTGCCATGAAGACATCCCTTTATGCAGATTTACAGGAGAAGCTTATTACTCAGGAGCAGTTTAACCGCTATCGAGAGATTTACAGCAATAAGCTTTCTGAGATTGCACAGGCTATTAAAGTGCAGGAGGCAACTGTGAAATCCGTTTATGAAAATGGCATTGCAGCCGGACAGTGGCTGGATGAATTTCGTGAAAATATGGAGATAGAGAAGCTGGACCGTATGCTGTTGATTTCTCTGATAGACAAGATTTTAATGTATGAGGACAAGAGGGTTGAGATTGTGTTTAAGTATCGGAATGAGATGGCGAAGGCTGTGGATTTGATTAAGGGTGAATTGGATGCAGGCACAGTTGCAAGGAATGCAGTAGCAGGGAATGAAGTGGCACCAGAAACTGTGGGAATGATTGAAGATTCGGCAGTGTCTGATAATTCAACCCTTTCATTAAGGGAGGTGTCGTAGCAATGGCAAGAAAACCGGAAAGATACAATGCAATCGCAGAGCGTAATGGCATGACAGATGTGGATGATACAATGGTTTACGCATCTGCCGGAAAGCAGTACAGCGTGGCACTTTATGCCAGACTTTCCGTGGAAAAGGATGGCTGTAAAAGCGATTCCATAGAGAGCCAGTTTATGATTATGGAGAATTTCATAAAGGATAAACCGGAGCTTTCTCAGTATCAGAAATACTTTGACAGGGGTGTGTCGGGAACCACTTTTACCAGACCGGATTTTATGCGGATGATGGATGATGTGAAGGCAGGGAGAATTAACTGCATTATCGTAAAGGATTTGTCCCGATTTGGTCGTGATTATCTGGAAACGGGTAATTACATAGAAACAATTTTACCCTTCTTAGGTGTGAGATTTATTTCCGTAAATGACCATTTTGATACAGTGGAGGACTGCAATGGAAACAAGGGACTTGGGATTTCCCTTATGAACCTTGTCAATGATATGTATGCAAAGGATGTGTCAAAGCGTATTACTACAGCCTTTGAAAGCTGTATGGAGAGGGGAAGTGTTCTTGGCAGTACGCCTTATGGATATGACCGGATTAAGGATGATAACGGATACAGGCTCGTGATTGATGAGCCTGCGGCAGAGATAGTCAGAAAGATATTTGCTATGGCAAAGTCTGGTATGAGCCATCGTGCCATAGCGGGGGAACTGACACGGTCAGGTGTCAGAACACCGGAAGGGTACAGACAGACCGGGCTTGCAACTGTTTTGGAGGGTGAGCCCTTAAGTGAATGGAAGAACGGAACCATATCCCAGATACTTTCCAATGAAGCTTATATCGGCAATCTTCTTCAGGGCAAGACAAAGCGATGTCTGTATCAGGGACTGGATAAGCAGAGGGTATCAAAGGAAGAATGGATTGTTCTCGAGAATGCCCATGAACCGATTATATCCAAAGTTCTTTTTGACGAGGTCAGAAATGTGGTGGATAAGAAAAAGGAGAAAAAATCCTTTGCTGTCAGAGAAGATTTACCGCTAACGCCGGACAAATATAAGGGGATTCTCAAGTGCTCCGTATGCGGTGAAAATATGCCAAGGGAATCAGCCATTATGTATTCTGAAAATGGTGATGTGCGGCAGTATTATTGTCGTTGCAGACATGGTCATCTTTCCATAGAGGAGCGTGAAGGGAAAAGCAAGGTGATGATTTCAGAGGAACAGCTGGATTTACTGGTGTTTGCATCGGTGCAGAAGGCAGTAAAAGAGCTTGCACCGGATAAAAAGAAGCTTTTTGATACTCTGGAGCAGAGCTTACAGCCTGTGGATACAAAACTACAGGAAAGAATAACGGATTTGAAGAAACAGAAAGAGCGTCTGGAATATGAAGGAAGCCTTTCCTATGGCAGTTATGTCAAAGGCGAAATCACAAGGGAGGAGCTGCAGCTTGCCAATGAAAAACAGGCAGAGGCAGTTAAGAACCTTGAGAAAAAGCTTTTGCAGGCTGAAAAAGACTACAGGAATTTTCTTCGGAATAAAAGGGAGCAGAAGCAATTTGTAAATGCCCTTTTATCCGTAAAGGAAAAGTCTGTAGTAACGCCGGAGCTTATCCGTATGCTGATTTCGGAGATTGTTCTTACACCACAGAGGTGTATGGAGATAAAGTACCGTTTCGGGCATACAAAAGCAGGATACACGGATGTATTTCAGTATCCGAGAAAAACCAAATGGAATGAAGGAGGCAGGAGCGATGTCTAATCTTGTTATGTATTTAAGATTATCCTTGGAGGATGATGTGAATGTGGATGAAAGTAACAGTATTACCAGTCAGCGTAGAATGATCAGGGAGTATATCAGTGCCCATGAGGATTTACGAACCATGCATGTGATGGAGAAGTGTGATGACGGTTATTCAGGCACCAACATGAACCGTCCGGGAATGCAGGAACTTCTTGAAATGGTAAAGGAGCAGAGGGTGGACTGTATCATTGTAAAGGATATGTCCCGATTTGCGCGAAACTATCTGGAAACGGGGAAGTATATCGAGCAGATATTTCCTTTTATGGGAATCCGCTTTATTGCTATTAATGATAATTATGACAGCAAGGATTTTGTGGGTGGTATCGCTGACATAGATGTGCAGTTTAAATCCCTTCTGTATGATTTTTACAGCAAGGACTTGTCGCAGAAGGTATCAACGGCAGTTATGGCAAGAAAAGATAAGGGAATGTTTATCGGGATTTGTGCCCCGTTCGGCTATCTGAAATCCAAGGATAACGCTTATGAGCTTTTGGTGGATGAGGAGGCTGCAGCCATTGTGAAGCGTATATTTACCCTTCGCACCGGAGGAGAGAGCATTGCAGGCATTGTCAGAATCCTAAATAATGAGGGTATTGATACTCCGGCGGCATATCACAGAAGGAAGGGGACTTATGCAAATATGTATACCAAGGGCGATTCTCCCCTGTGGACAGATTATAAGGTAAATTCCATCCTGAATAATGAGATGTACATTGGTACTTTTGTTTATGGAAAGTCCCGTGTGAAAGAAGTGGGTTCCGGAAGAAAACAGATGTTACCGCAAAACGAGTGGAAGAGGATACCAAACCATCACGAAGCACTTGTGTCAAGAGAGATGTATGAGCAGGTGCAGGCGATGAAGGGAAAAGTGCCGGAGGCGTTTACGCCAAAAGGAAAAAGGGCATCTGTTTATACCGGGAGGGTGGTCTGTGACTGTTGCGGCAGGAACATGATTTATCATATGGATCGTCTGGGTAAGAGATTCTTTAACTGTGAAGTAAACTACAGTAAGAAAAACAACTGTGTCCACAGAGTGCTTGTGACAGATTTGGATAGTATCATAAAAGGTGAATTGTCCAGACACATATCTGAGCTTGCAAGGCTTAAGACATTGTTAGATAAAGAAAAGGAACAGCAGAATGAGCGTATTCGTGGGGCAAAGCAACGCCTTAATATGGCAGAAGATACACTCAGGAGGCTGGAACTGGAGCTTCGTACCGCTTATGAGTCTTATGTCAAGGGACTTACAGACAAAGAAACC